GGTTCTTTGACCCAAGCTGCTTTGGGCTCAAACATCTATTTGGCTGCTGTTCAGAGCACGTCTACTGGTTCTACAACCACAGGCAACTCAAACACTGCTTTGGATGCTTCTACTGCTGCGGCAACATCTGGTTTTGCTTTCCGTATCGTTGGTTTTGCTGACACCCCCGGCTTCTCGCAAGTTGGCGACGCATACACTGACGTGTTGGTTAAGTTCAACCCCGGTGCCCATTCTTACTCTAACGCCACCGGCATCTAAGGAGACATAGACCATGGCAATTTCACGCGCACAACTACTTAAAGAGTTGCTCCCCGGCCTGAACGCTTTGTTCGGTATGGAATACGCCCGTTATGGCGAAGAGCACAAAGAGATCTACGAAACAGAGAAATCTGAGCGTAGCTTTGAAGAAGAAACAAAGCTGGCCGGCTTTGGTTCTGCTCCAGTCAAGAACGAGGGCCAAGCCATTGCTTATGACAATGCGCAGGAAGCCTTCACAGCACGTTACAACCACGAGACTATCGCTCTCGGCTTCTCCATCACTGAAGAAGCTGTGGAAGATAACTTGTACGACAGCTTGTCTGCTCGTTACACCAAGTCTTTGGCCCGTGCTATGGCTTACACCAAGCAAGTTAAAGCCGCTTCCGTTATCAACAACGGTTTCAACGGTTCATACTTGGGTGGTGACGGCGTTACTTTGTTTGGTAACAACAGTTCCAGCACTCGCGTTGGTCACCCACTCGTTAACGGTGGTGTGAACTACAACAGCCCAACTACTGGTGTTGACTTGAACGAAACCTCTTTGGAAAACGCTGTGATTCAAATCGCTGCGTGGACCGATGAGCGCGGTCTGTTGATCGCCGCCAAGCCCCGTAAGATGGTCATCCCTCCAGCACTGATGTTCGTTGCTAAGCGCTTGCTTGACACTGAACTGCGTGTTTCTACTGCCGACAACGACATCAACGCGTTGAAGCAGATGGGTGCTATCCCTGAAGGTTACACTGTTAACCACTTCTTGACCGACAGCAACGGCTGGTATTTGATTACCGACGTGCCAAACGGTATGAAGCACTTCGAGCGTATCGCCTTGCAGAACAGCATGGACGGTGACTTCGATACAGGTAACGTTCGTTACAAAGCCCGTGAGCGTTATAGCTTCGGCTGGTCTGATCCTCTCGGTATGTGGGGTTCAGCAGGCGCTTAATGCGTTTGTGAAAAAGGGGGCTTGTGCCCCCTTTTCTTTTGTTGTATATTGCACTTAATCCGGGCTTTCCGGTGTATCAAACAGTCCCGGCTGACGACATGCAGATTGATACGCCCTAACTTGCATGTAAGGAAAAAACATGGCACGCACTACATTTCAAGGCCCCATTCGTTCATTGGGCGGCATCTACCAACAAGGCCCAGCCACTGTTGTTGACATCACTTCCAGCACTACGTTGAACCCTGTCGATCATGGCGGTCGTGTTATCAGCGTTGGCGGTTCTTTGGCAGCGGCTGTCACTTTGACATTGCCCGCCATCAACACTTCGGCTAACCCCACAACTTCTGGCCCCGGCCAAGACCCAAGCACCGCCAACAACGAAGGTGTTGTGTACACAATCTGGGTTCCCACAACCATCTCCACAAGCTCATTGAAGATTGGCACAAACGGCACTGACAAGTATGTTGGCTCTTTGTTGTCTGTTGACACTGACTCTTCTGGCGCTGTGGTTGGCTTTACTGCCGCATCCACCAATGACTTCATCAACTTGAACGGTACAACTACCGGTGGTGTTGCGGGTACATGGATTCAGATCGTTGCAATCGCAGCCAACAAATACATGGTTACCGGCGTTATTCTGGGCACAGGCTCTGTGGCCACACCTTTCGCTGATTCCTAATCAACCCATGGGGCTTCGGCCCCGTTTTAAAGGAGATTGATTATGACAATGCAATACGACGTAAAAGCCGCATATACAACTGCTGATGCGGCGATGGTCACATACCCAGTTCGTATCAAGGGTGCGTATGTTTCTGTGGGTACGGGCGGCGCAACGCCTGTTACTTTCTATGACAATTCTTCCGCCGCTTCTGGAACTGTACTTCTCAGAGTAGGCGTAACCGCTTCTGGCGCGCACACTGTGGTTATTCCCGGTGAAGGCATCAAGGCTTTGAATGGGGTCTACTGCGACACAGGTAATGCTGACGCGGTGACAATTTTCTATGGCTAAGTCACCAGCATGGCAACGCAAAGAGGGCAAGTCCGAGAAGGGCGGCTTGAACGCCAAGGGACGGGCCTCGTACAACAAGGCAAACCCCGGCAAGCCGGGCCTGAAGGCTCCCCAGCCCGAGGGCGGCAAACGCCGCGACTCTTTTTGCGCCCGTATGGAAGGCATGAAGAAAAAGCTGACAAGCGAGAAGACGGCCAAAGACCCGAACTCCCGCATCAACAAAAGCCTTCGGGCTTGGAATTGCTGATATGACACAACATCACGACACTGCTAAAGCTATTGCGGATGGCGCTGCCGTCGTTACAACCGTCGGCGTGTTGGCCACATGGCTTCCACCCATTGCTTCTCTGTTCACGATTGTTTATCTTGGGCTTCGCATTTGGGAGTCAGATACTGTACGTGAAATGACAAACCGAAAGAAGGCAGAAGATGCCATCAACGAGTAAAAAACAACACAACTTCATGGCGGCAATTGCGCATAATCCCGCATTTGCTAAAAAGGTTGGCGTGCCTCAGAGCGTTGGCAAAGATTTCAACGATGCTGACAAAGGCAAAAAGTTTGGTTCTGGCGGAAGAACCCGTCCAGATGTTCAGAAGGTAAACAAGTCTAAAACCGATCACGGGAAAATGGCTTTTTTTAAAGAAGGTGGAACTATCATGGCTACAAAGAACAACGGCATCACTACTGCCAAAATGGGTTCAGTGCGCACAGCGGCTCCAAGCCGTGACGGTATTGCTTCCAAAGGCAAGACCAAGGGCACAATGGTTAGCATGTCTGGCGGCAAAGTCTTGGGCACCAAAGTTTCTTCCGGTAACGGTATGAAAAAGGGTGGCATGGCTTACGGCGGCAAGTGCTAATATCATGATGGCCAGCCGTGGGATGGGGGATATTGCCCCCTCCAAAATGCCTAAAGGCGTCAAGAAAGCCCGGCGGGATGATACTGACTTTACTCAATACGCCGCTGGCGGAAAGGTAGGACTGTATGACAATATCAATGCAAAGCGTAAAAGAATTGCTGAAGGTTCAGGCGAAAAAATGCGCCGAGTTGGTAGCACTGGTGCGCCAACTAAACAAGCGTTCTTGAACTCTGCTAAGACTGCGAAGAAAAAATGACAACTTCAGGAACCGCCGCGTTTAATCTTGACCTCAATGAATTAGTTGAGGAAGCGTTTGAACGCGCCGGTTCGGAGTTGCGCACGGGTTACGATTTGCGCACAGCCCGCCGTTCGTTGAACCTTATGTTTGCTGATTGGGCAAACCGTGGTGTCAACATGTGGACGTTTGAGCAGGGTACGATCAACCTGACTCCGGGTTTGAACACCTACGCACTACCCGTGGACACGGTGGATTTGCTCGAGCACGTGATTCGCACAGGCGCGGGCAGTGTGGCAACACAGGCTGACCTGACGATCACCCGTATTAGTGTTTCTACATACGCCACGATTCCAAACAAGTTGCAACAAGCCCGCCCAATTCAGGTGTGGTATCAGCGTTTGGATGGCCAGACTTCATCGGTTGGCACCACGCTCAACGGTGGCATCAGCGCTACGGATACGACGATTACCTTGGCTTCTACGGCAGGGCTTCCCGCCACAGGGTTCTTGTCAATTGGCGCTGAGACAATTCAGTACGGTTACATCTCTGGCAACGTGCTGTACAACTGCTTCCGTGGACAGAACGGCACAACCGCTGCGGCACATTTGACTGGCGTGTCTGTGTACACGCAAAACCTGCCCTGTGTGACCGTTTGGCCGACACCTGATAGCTCACAGACCTACCAATTCGTTTACTGGCGCATGCGTCGAATTGACGATGCTGGCAATGGTATCCGCACGATGGATGTACCTTTCCGCTTCCTGCCCTGCATGGTGGCAGGTTTGGCGTACTACTTGGCGCTCAAGATTGAGGGTGGCGCAGAGCGTTTACCCATCTTGAAACAGCAATATGATGAAGCTTGGCAGTTGGCCGCTGACGAAGATCGTGAGAAGGCCGCTGTACGCTTTGTACCGCGCCAAATGTTTATTGGTAGTGGCACATAAATGGGCAATCGGTTTGCTTCCGGCAAAAACAGTATCGCCATGTGCGATCGCTGTGGGTTTCAGTTCAAATTAACTGCCTTGAAGAAGGAAGTTCTTAAGACTAAGCTCTACAATTTGCTGGTGTGCGACACGTGTTGGGATCCGGATCAGCCGCAGTTGCAATTGGGTATGTACCCAGTTGATGACCCTCAAGCTGTACGCAACCCACGTAGGGATACGACGTATTACACCGCTGGTTTAAATGGCTTGCAGATTGTTGATTCCGATAGCACCGCGCAGAACGCGGCTGGGTTTACAACAGGTGGTTCGCGGGACATTCAGTGGGGATGGAATCCGGTTGGCGGAGCACGAGAATTTGATACAGCTTTAACGCCAAACTACTTGGCATTAGCTGCACAAGTTGGTACAGTAACGATACAGATAGGAGTCTGACATGGACAAGAAAGATTTAGCCCAAGACAAGAAGATGATTAAAGCCGCTGTGGGTAAGCACGAGAAGGCCAAACACCCCGGTCAGCCTATGACCAAACTTCGCGCTGGCGGCAAAACCAACAGCGACATGCTGAAGATGGGCCGTAACATGGCAAAGATTGCAAACCAGAAGTCCCCCGGACGTAAGGGCTAATCATGGCTACATACAAGCAACCTACAAAAAAGCCCACAGTGGTGGTTGGCGAAATGCCAGTCAAGCAAGCTTTGAAAGCCAACATGTCGTTGGCCAACGAGCGTAGCAACCCCTATGACGGCGTTAAGACTTCTGGCATCAAGATTCGCGGCACAGGTGCGGCGACTAAAGGTGTGATGGCACGAGGCCCAATGGCATGAATTACACTGCACTCAGCAGCGCTATTCAGGCGTACACGGAGAATACCGAAGCGGACTTTATCGCTGAGATACCCGTGTTCGTTCAGCAAGCTGAGCAGCGTATTTACAACAACGTACAGTTTCCGTCGTTACGCAAAAACGTAACAGGTTCGACATCAGCTAACAATAAGTACGTTGGGTGCCCAAATGATTTCTTAGCGGTGTATTCAATGGCTGTGGTGGATGCTACAGGCGCGTATGAATACTTGCTAAACAAGGATGTCAACTTTATCCGTCAGGCGTACCCCGTGCCAACAGACACAGGGTTACCGCGCTACTACGCACTGTTTGGTGCGCAGTCAAATGATGTGAACGAGTTGACTTTCCTTGTTGGCCCTACGCCCGACGCCACGTATATTGTTGAGTTGCATTATTACTACTACCCAGAATCCATTGTGACTGCGGGTACAACATGGCTTGGCGACAACTTTGATTCTGTTCTGTTGTACGGTTCTTTGGTTGAGGCTTACACCTACATGAAGGGTGAAGCCGACATGATGCAACTCTACAACCAGAAATTCATGGAAGCACTTGCACTTGCAAAACGTTTGGGCGATGGTATGGAGCGTCAAGACGCTTATCGTTCTGGCCAATTCCGCCAAAAGGTAACTTGATATGTCTATTGCACAAACAGCAACCACAAGCTTTAAGGTTGAACTCCTGCAAGGGGTTCACAACTTTGGCCCAACATCGCCTGATACATTCAAGGTGGCGTTGTTTACAGCCGCAGCAAATCTTAGCGCGAGCACCACAGCCTACACAACAGGTATGACAGGGGAAGTGTCTGATTCGGGTACTGGCTACACGGCAGGCGGTAACACTTTGGTGATTTCCACGTCCCCAACGTCTGGCAACAACTCCAGCAGTGTTCCTACCGCCTATGTTTCGTTCAACAACACAAGCTGGACAAGCGCTACGTTCACCGCACGCGGGGCTTTGATATATAACGACACAGCTTCTGGCAACCCGTCTGTAGCCGTTTTGGACTTCGGTTCAGATAAAACCGTCAGCAATGACACCTTTCAAATCATCTTCCCAACCCCCGATGCAAACAGCGCCATCGTGCGCATCTCTTAAGGACTCATCATGGAATACAGTTCAGCAAAAGACCAAGTGACAGCCACTTTAGTCACACGTCCCGGCCTCAGCGA